GGGTAACCGCGCCCTCAGCCGTCTGGGTGCCTGTGCCTGCGGCTGTGGCGGTGCGTGGCACGATACGAAGCCCTGTGGCGGTCTGTGTGCCCGTACCTGAGCCAGATGCGGTGAAGGCGCGGGTGACCACGCCAGACGCGCTAGAAGCCCCTGTGCCTGCGGCTGAGGCTGTACGTGGCGCGATATGCAAACCGACAGCACCACTCCCTGTGGTCCCTTGACCACTGGCAGTGGCAGAGCGTGGGACGACACGCTCACCCTCAGCGGTCTGCGTACCCGTGCCAGTGGCGAGTGCCGTGCGCTTGGCAACCAGCACCGTAGTGGTCGATGATGCACCTGACCCTGAACCTGTCGCAGTACGCAGCGATAGAACTAGACGTTGCGCAGTTGACGACCCTGTACCTGCTGCTGAAGCAGTACGGTCAACGACGACTAGACCGCGATAGAAACCTTGCGTCGTCTTATAAGGAGAAGCGAAATAGACGACCTTGCGGTACGTGTAGTTCGGTACTTCTTCAAACTCTCGAAATCCAGGAGAGTCGGTGAACCCGAAACTGAAATCGGTGACTCCAGTAGCCATATGGCTACTTCACCTCAATCCAGTGTCAGGGTCAGCGAAGTGATTTGGAAAGTGTCGCCAGCGGTTACCGCAGCAGAGGACGACAGGGCGCCCTTCCACAAACAGTTGCCTGTGGTGGAGTTATCCCACAGCGAGAAATGCGAATAGGTTTCCGTGGTGGAAACGTTCGTCCACTCAACGGTCGCAGAAGAAGCCATCGAACCAGATGACGCAGCAGAAAACGTGACTTCCCTGCGGGTGGTCTCTGTGGCTGCGTTGCTTGTGCCCGCTTCGCCTGGGTCTCCAGTGTGGAGTTTTACGTAGACGTTGCTCACCGAGAACGATTGAGCGCGAAGGGTATCAAGCAGTTTGTTTTCTGCGTAGTTGGAAATCGACATCAGTTACCTCGCGCAAAATGATAGCAGAGAAAACAGAAGTGGGGGGAGCGGGGTAGGGGAGGAAACCCCGCCCCCCCACCGATTCTGTCTGAACTAATTACTTAGTTCGCGCCGAGCGACGACGACGACTCAATGCGACGCAGTGAAGCCTCGCGGAATCGTGCGTAGCCACCAAGCCAGTACCAGCCGACAGGCTGGAAGCGCTGGAGCACGTCGACCACTGGACCGCGCACAACGCGTGGGAACGCGCCGTTGCCATCCACAATCGAGTGAGCCTTGGCGAGTGCCTGACGTCCACAGATGTGGGTGCAGTACGCATCCACGGTGCCCGTCGAGCCTGAGCCGTTCGAGGCGTTCTCGAAAATCTTCGCACGTGGCGTCTCAATGAAACGCACACCTTCGAAGGCTCCGATTTCGCCGTTGTAGATACCTGCTGGGTCGCTGTACACGTGCGGGTCACGCCACGACGCAACACCCGTCTCACGACGGAGGTCGTAGGACACGTCTGGGTGAATGTAACCCATGTACATGCCGTTGAACGAAACGGCGTTGGCCTTGCGAAGAGCAGCAACAACGCGGCGAACGTCGTTCGCCTCAATGATGTCTGCTGCCGCAATGTTGTTGCGAGCCGTTGGGGTGGTGGTTCCGCCACCGCCGTACACGACGTTGGTGCCAGCGGCAAGCACGTCACGGATAACTCCGTCGATGCTGATACCAGCGTTGTAACCAACGAGGTTCGCGGCTGCTGCATCCACGTCAAGGAACGAGGTGCCACGCAACTTGGCGGTGGTGTTCACGGCGTTGCCGTACTCATCCAGCGTCACTTCAACTTGGCTGTCGCCCATCACCACTGGGGTGACGTCGGTGTCCTCGGTGAGGGTGCTGGTCTTTTCGCTCAAGTCGTTGAAGATGGTGAACTTCACGCTTGAACCTGGCATTGCTTGTGCGACTGGCATCACGTCTGCAACCGCGTCGAACAGAAGTTCGGAGCGGAGTGCAAAGTACGCAATCCTGTCAAATGCAACCTGGTCTGTGAGCAGGCTGCTCTGTTGTGTCTTGGACATTACCTGTTATTGCTTTCCCCCGACAGGCACGGGGGCCTGCGGGCTAGATGTTTTCTGCTTCTTGCCTTGCTTGAGCCAAAATCTGCATCACTTCATCCTGGTTACGAGCCTGGTTGAGTTTGGTATTCCAGTCAACAACGGGTTCGCTCGTCTCGCCAGCGCGTTGTGCTCGCGTAATGCGATTCCAAGCGTCAGCCTCAGACTTGGCTTGCGCATTATCCGCAGCCGCCTGAATGAGTCGGGCTTCTTCCGCCGCTGTCCTAATCGCCTCGGGGGTGATTTCACCTTCGTAACCTTTTACGAAATACTTAGCCATCGGGTTATCCATTGGGATTCCCGCCTTCACAAACGCATATTCGCGTTTGAGTGCTTCCGCTTCCGTCAATGCTTGCTCTTTAGCCTTCAACTCTTTTTCGAGTTGACGCATCCGTGCCCGCACTGGGTCCTTCGGTGCCTCATCGCCAGTTTCGTCTTCGAACTCGTGGACGTTTGACATTGGCTCACTCCTTTACCCACACCAGGTTGGAGGTTCCTGGTGGCTGTTGTCTTATGTGACGTGCTAACTGTAGCACATCATCATCTACGCATGTCAAGTACCCTACTGTGCGGTACCGACACCCGTTTCAACTGTGCCCGATGTGGCGCCCGAGGTGCGAGCGAAACTGCCTCCGCCCATGAACTCTCCGACACGTTGAGCGCGACGACGCTCCAACTCCTGCTGTGCCTGCACATCGAACCCAAGAGCCGCCCCAACCTTCTGCTCCTCAGTGAGGGCTGTTTCTCCGCCCATCTCCTGATAGAGACCAGCCAACTGACCAGCCCTCTGGAACGCAGCCTGGGCTTGCTCAGCGGTGTAGCCGCGAGCCACCAAATCCTCTGCGGTAGCAGCACTGACCTGGAGTCCTGCTTGTTCCCTGCCGCGGGCACCGATGCGGGCAGCCTCAACTTGGCGACGCAACGCAGGCTCAGCACGGGTAGGGTCAATAAAGTAGGCGGCAAGGGACGCCTCATCGTTACCGACCTCTGGGTAGAACTGGCGCATCGTGTTCAGGACTGCTGGGTCGGCGTCACGAACTTTGGCGAAACCTTCGTCGATACGGGCTTGGAACTCGGCTGGCGAAACATCCCCCTCAATGAGTTTCTGGAAGTCATCAGGGGAGTCATAGAACGCCTGCGGGAGGCGGTTGGATACCAGCACGGAACGGTACTGCTGTTCCAGCCCAATGTAGGTAGCGGGGTCAAGTTCGGGTAGTCCGAGACGGGCGCGGGCAGCGTTGCCTTTGAACCGTGTCTGGAACTGTTGACTTTCGCGAAGGTTGAACAGAATGGCGTCAGAGTCCTCGATACCTTGGGCGAGAAGACCACGGATTTGGGTTTCCAAACCTTGCAAGCCTGCGCGTTGCAGGAAGGTGTTTATGACACCGAAAGCGTTTTCTTGGCGTTGGGTGGTAGCAGCACGTTCGGCGGCTTGGGTTGCGGCAAACTCGGCTGCACGCTGTTCGCGGTCCAAACGGGCGATGCGTTCTGTTTCTGTTTCTCGTGGCGCAGTTGGCTCGACAGGTCGTTCTGCTTCCACGCCCAACGCTGCCCGCAGCGCAGCAGCCTGCTCTGGGGTCTGGTTAGCGAACGCCTCATCGAGTTGACTACGCAACTCGGGCAAGTCAATAGGACCAAGTGGTACGTTGCTCATGCTCTAAATCCAAACTTCTTCTCTAAATCCATCACCAGGTTACTTGCCTGCTGCTTCGCTTCATTCGTGAACTGCCAACCATACTTGTCATCTGACTTCAGTTTGGTAATCCAATCCGTCAACGACATCGGCTTCTCCCCCATCAACGCTGAAGCGAACTGAGTAGGCACACCGTTCCCATCAAGGAACGCCACCTGGTCAGGGGCCTTCTCCAAGACGCGTGAAGCAATCTGTTGATACGGCGAGAAAATCGTTTCCACCGATACGCCACGGTCCAACAAGTCTGCGAACGGCGCATACGACACTTTGGCAAGGTCACGCAAATTGTTGCGCAACATGTCCTCCGTCATCACCACACCACTGGCAGGGTCGGTTTCTTGGGCGAGGATGCGGCTGATTTGTGTGTCGTCTGGGCGTTGACCGTAAGCACGATAGATGGCTCGGATACGGTCTGCGTCTTCGCCACCCAACGCCGTTTTCGCAGCGACAGGGGTTGTGAAGTCTGGGGCTACGGAACCGCGTTTGAACGCGGCACGATACACGAGACGCCCGAGTTCAACAGCGCTGGCTCCGTTGCGGGCTGCTACGCCTGCGACTTCTTCAAGGGTTGCCTGGTCAAACTGGATTTCGCCGTACTCCCCACGAATCTTGTCAATCTGTGCTTGCACAGATAACTGTTTCTCGGCAGGTGTCTTGACATCAAAACCCTGCTGATTCCTTGTGGTGTTGAGACCATACGGCGTTTTCTTGAGTTCCTGAACGAACTGCGCTTTGCCCTCTTCGGATTTGAACCATTCCTGCTGGACGGCTTTGCGCAACAAATCAGGGACACCCTCAAACTTGGGGTCCAAAAGGTATGCGTATTCGCCTGCCTGTTCAGCAACTAACGCTTCCCAGTTCGTTACCTTTTTCTTACCAGCCTTCAACTGGTCACGAACATCTTTACGGTTCTGCGGTGTGTCGGGCAGACCAGATGATGCCAGAGCAGCGTCGACATCTGCCTTCGTTACGGCAACAGGGGCGGCAGGTGCGCCAGTTCCACCCATACCAGCAGGGGCGGTAACACCCGTGGTTGACGGTCCAGCGCCAAATCCAGTGCGACCCATTGCATCAGTACGTGCAGATACGGGAGGTTGGCGAACGACGCCAGTTTGTCCAACGCCAACACGAACATTAGGACCTGGCTGATTTACGGCAGAAATAACTTGGGTAGACAACGCGCCCGTTGCCTCTTGGTACCTTTTGAAATCTTCTGGGTCTTTCGTTGCCTGATAGCGGTTCCAGAATCCTTCGGCGTAATCCTTTTGTGCTTGGATGTCGTCACGCGTAATCATGATGCGAACACGCAACTTGTCCAGCGAGTCGACCAGTGTCTTGCGGTTCGAACGCAGACGTTCTACCAGTTCCGTGGCGCGTTCACGGGAATACGTGCGATTCCCCACCCTGATGTTCTCTGTGCGACTTGCCGTGAAAGCGTCATCAAAAGCGGCAAGTTCCTCATCGTTGGTCTGTATGCGAGTACGAATTGTTTCCAAATCGGTATACGCTTTTTGCAGTTCGTTGACGGGAACGCCATTTACGCGAGAGTTCGCAATGGTTTTTACAACATTGGCAATGTCGCTAAACAGACCCCAGTTGTAAGACTGTGCTTCATCTTCGGTTATGTTGCCAGACTGCACTTGACGCCACAGTGCTTCTTTTGCTGCCTTGGGTATTCTTAGCGCGTTTATCCACGGCGCATCATTGTCCCACGGATTCATCATGCACCTCCGAACGCACGTTCAAACAGGTCAGCCAATGTACGGAAACCCTCAACCTGAACTTCTTCTTCACGACCACGAGTCACCGCCTGCGTAGCCAACGTGCCCAACGCTGGAGCCTGCTCCGTACCGTAAGCCGCTTGACGTTCACGTGCCTGGACAAACTGCACAGCCTCACGAACCTCTTGCGGGGTCATCGAACGACCTAACTGGCGGAACGACTCATCACGCAACACCGTCTGAATATCCTCTTTCGCCGTAACACGAACAGTACGCCCAGTGGATGCTTGACCGCCAGGGTATTCGTTCTTCAGATACGCCAAGCCGACATCTTCGGTCACACCCCAACGGTTCAACTCCAACAAATACTTTTGTGCTGCTTCCAAATCTTTGCCGTCAAACGTGGTAAGTGAAGGCTTACCGCCCTCATACAGACCGTAATCGGCAAGCGTGTTCAACAATGCGAGACGTTCACCGCGACCTTTGCTTGCCAAGAAACGGTACGCCTCAGTATCCAAGTTGTATGGGTCGTATGGTGCACGCTTGATGACACCATTGCCGTCAACTAGACCTGGACCTTTGTAATACGTTTTGTTTCCACGCTGAACAAAGTACTGTTGGTTGTAATAATCTTGTGTGCCTGCAAGGGCGAGGGAACCTTGGGTGACGGGGCGTTCAGTGAACTGGAAATCTGCGCCCAACGAATAGCGTGGCACCCCAGCCGTACCTGTAGTGACGGTGGGAATCGGCTCAATGTCCACAATCGGTGGTGGTGTTTTGCCATTGCTCATAGTTCGTCGACCTCTGATGCTAGTTCACGGTCCCACACTCTCTGGAAATCTGGGACAGCATCCGCCAATGCGGTACCGATGTTGAACAGCCATTGACGCAAATCGGCTGCCTGTTTCGCTGTAGCGAACCCGCCTTCTTTACCGCCTGCTGCCACATATTGAGCGACGGCTTGGTCTCGATACGTCAAGTATTCGCGGGCTGCGCCAGCAATCTCATTGTTGACAAGCCGAGGGTCAGCGACAGCACGCTTCATTTCTCTAATGTTGCGGTCAAACTCGCCAACCGTGAACACTGGTTTGGCTGGGAAACCAGGGAACTTTTTGTTGATGGTTTCACGTTGGCGACGCAACCAGTCTTTGACTTCCGCGGGCGGATACTTGCCTGCTTGCCGTTTCAGGTCACGGTAGATGGCGTTACCGACACGGAATTGGGCTAGGTCAATCATCTCCGAGGCGGTCAAACGTTCACGTTTCCCTGTGCGAATCTGGCGGTCCCACACGGAGAACGAGAAGTCGTCTCCACCTGGGGCGAAGTAGGCGCCAGTAAGCGGGAAAGCCTCTAGAACGGCACCGTTTTTGCGTTCCCATTCACCGAACTGTTCCGTAGCGGCAATACCAGGTTGCATGGCTTGGGTCTTTGACGAAATGTAGAGCAGGGCATCATCGCCGTAGATGCGGAGGAACTCGCCC